CTATTTTTTTTCAAGATCGGTTTTTAGTGCATCCAACAGAGACACTGCGTCTTCAAGCAAAACGTCGTAATTAAAGAAGATGGTGCGGAGTGCTTGGCCAAAGGCGGGGGGAGGCTCCCATCCGACAACCTCGCCAGCCATTTTGAAAACGGTAGCCGAGTTGCGCAACCGCGCAAATATGCGCCCTTCCCGCTGCCTCTGACGCTCGGCCGCCGCCGCATCGTTGAACACCAACCGCAACAGCAGATCGGCAAAGCCTCGCTCGCTATCGGCGAGATCATCCCGCGCAGATAGAGCGAACAGTTCCTCGCGCAGGGCCGCAAGGTCGGGGCGTGTTTGCAAACGATCAGCGGAAATCGGCGCCTCCTCATTCTCCAGCGTCGCCATGATTTCCTTCAGCCGAGCCTCGACGCCAACCGTCGAGGCGTTTGGCGCTTCCCTGCCGGTTGCCAGCCAATCAAGCGAAACCCCACAGGCGTCGGAAAGCTGCACCAGATGGCTGACTTTTGGCTCCTGACCGGCCAGCAACCTGTCAAGGGTACGAAGTGGAACGCCACTTTTTGCGGAAACAGCCTTATTCCCCCCGGCATTTTTGACAGCAGCAGCGAGACGCCTGCCAATTTCGCGCTCCTTTTCTCCGTCCGCGAAATCAGACGCTGCCTCTTTCGCGCTTTTCGCGCTCTCACTATCGCATTGATTCACCATAATTTTCCGACACCTCGTCACAATCGGCATTCCTAGCGAGCGCGAAACGACAAAACTGACTTGCATAAATGCCGAAAGTGGCATTATCGTTAGAAACAGTTGTTAGATTTACCAGTCATAAAAACCCGGCCTGCCAGGGCCGGGGTGGTCAACGGAGATAAGATGGCCTCCTCACCGAAATCAAAAGCCAAAAAATGGCACCCTGAAGACATCAAGGCCGAAATCCGCAAGCGCGGAGGAACCATCGGCCGTGTCGCCCGTGCCGCCGGGCTGGCTGATGTATCGGGCCGCGTGGCGTTCCTTCACCCTGTTCCCACTGCCAATCGGGCCATAGCGGAGTTCATCGGCGTTCCGGTGAACGAGCTGTGGCCTCAGTGGTTCGACGCCAAGGGCAATCGGAAGTCATCCATTTCCAGCAATGAAAATAGCCCCAAGGCTCGGCGCGGTCATCGTCAAAAGACGGTAGCAAAATGAGCAAGCGCAAGGGCAGCCAACCGGACCCCCGCCAGGGCGAATTTGGCTTCTTCATCGCCCAGCCCGCCAACGCCACCACCGCCCCGGCCCTCGCCGAGGATTTCGACCGCGCCATGCGCGACGCGGTGGCGACCACCCTGGACGACGCCGCCCGCCGCCCCACCGCCCCGCTTCGGCGCGAGGCGGTGGCCGAGGCCATGTCTAATCTGCTGGGCCGCCGCGTATCCAAGACCCAACTGGACCAGTGGGCGGCGCCCAGCCAGGACGACCGCCGCATTCCCGCCGATGCCATGCGCGCCCTTGGCCAGGCCACGGGCGACTGGCGCGCCCTTCACGTTCTGGTGGAAGCGTGCGGCTTCAAGGCCCTGACACCCGAGGAAGCCGTGTGTGCCGAATTCGGCGCCCTGCACGCCGTGCGCCGCCGCATCGACCAGCGCGCCCGCGAGCTGACCGGCGACATGGAAGACTTGGTGGGCGGCCTGCTGGGCAAGATGAAGCGCAACGGGGGGGCGCTATGACCAGCATGTACACCCCGACTGAACTGGATGAATTGAAGCTTCCGGGATTGCCCGGCAAACGCGCCATCCAGATCAGAGCCAAGAAGGAAGGATGGCAGGGCGTCAAGAAGGGCAATGCCGTCGCCTACCCCGTCTCCGTCCTCCCCGCCGAGGCACAGGAAGCGTTGCGCAAGCGCGCAATCAAGGCCCATTCCAAGGAACTGGTGGCCAAAGCCGCCGCCACCGCCGTGGCACAGATCGACCCGACCGGGCTGAAGGCATACCAGCGCGACACCATGCAGGCGCGTGCCGCCATCCTGGCCCATATCGACGCCCTGGTTATGGAAGGTTCCAGCCAGTCCAAGGCCATCAACGCCCTGGTGGCCATGGCAAACGAAGGTACCCTTCCGGCCGAATTGGCCGCCTTGGTGCCGATGGCCAATGCCCGTGCGGGCATCGGCCGCACCCTGACCCGCCCTACCCTTTACAATTGGCTTAAAGCGCGCGAGTTGGCGGGTGGAAAGGTCGTGGCGTTGGCCCCGGCCGCGCCAACCGAACCCCCTATCCCCGCCTGGGCTGGCCCGTTGATGGACCTGTACGCACGGCCCACCAAGCCGTCACTGGCTTGGGCGGTAGAGGAATTGGGCAAGACGCTGCGCGCCGATCTGGCGCCCAGTTACGACCAAGCCCGCCGTTTCTTGCTGAAACTGGACACGATCACCCGCAACCAGGGCCGGATGGGGCCGCGCGCGCTGAAGTCGTATCGGGCCTACGTCGCCCGCGACACCTCCGAACTGTGGCCCACCGCCGTCTATGTGGCCGATGGCCATTGCTTCGATGCCGAGGTGGCGCACCCGCGCCACGGACGCCCGTTCCGTCCCGAAATCACCACGGTGGTGGACGTGTATACCCGCCGGATTGTTGGCTGGGCCATCGGCCTGTCGGAAAACAAGTGGGACGTGAGCGCGGCAGCCGTACGCGCCTTCACCACCTGCGGTGTGTGCGACATCTGGTATGCCGACAACGGCCCCGGTTTCAACAATCGCCTATGGGACGATGAACTGACTGGCTTGGTGGCGCGATTGTCCATCACCAAGAAAAACTCGCTCCCCTACAATTCCCAGGCCCGTGGCGTCATCGAACGCCTGCACCAAACCGTGTGGGTCACGGCCGCCAAGCGGCTGGCCACCTACATGGGCGCGGCCATGGACGGCGAGGCCCGCCAACGCGCCTTCAAGCGCACCCGCAAAGACATCACCACGGCCGGTTCCTCGCGCCTGCTGATGGACTGGTCCGACTTCACCGAGTTCTGCGAGCTGCTGGTGGCTGCCTATAACGACCACCCCCACACCGGATTGCCCAAGACCCGCGATCCGGTGACAGGCCGCAAGCGTCCCATGACCCCCAATGAAATGTGGGCGGATGCCGTTGCCAAGGGGTGGGAAGCCGACGTGGTGTCCGACGCCGAGGCGGATGACCTGTTCCGCCCCTACGAACGGCGCCAGACGCGCCGTGCCCTGGTGGAACTGTTCGGCAACAGCTACTTCGCCCCGGCGCTGGAGGGCTTCCACGGCGAGGATATGCTGGTGGGCTACGATGTGGCCGACGCCAGCCGGGTGTGGGTGCGCGCCCTGGACGGCCGGTTCATCACCATCGCCAGGTTCGAAGGGCACAAGACCAGCTTCTTCCCGGTGTCGGCTGCCGAACAGGCCCGCGAACAGCGGGCCATCGGCCGCCTGAAGCGCAACGATGCGCACCGCGCCGAGATCATGGCGGAACTCAATCCTGATGCCCTGCTGGCCCATCAGCCGACGGTCCACTTTTCGCCAGAAGCCCTGGCCGAAGCCACCGTGCTGATGGACGCCATGGCCAACCCCGCCCCCGAACCCCAACCGCAGGTCACGGCGGACGGCCGCCCGTTGTTCGGCACCGACCTGGAGTGGGTTCAGTGGCTGCTTGCTCACCCGGAGAAGGTGACGACCCAAGACGTTGAAGGGCTCCGCACGTCGATGCGGAGCCCAACATTCGCTCTTGAAATGAACATGAACGGGGTGGCGGCAACCACCCTGAACAACCTGATCACAACCAAAGTAGAGGTATTATAATCATGCGGGCTCAATTTGTCCCCACCCAAAACGCCAAGGAATTCCTGGCTAAATTGAAGGCCTTGGACCAACGCGGGGCCAACGAAGCATGCCTTTTGGTAACGGAAGGCGACCCTGGCCTGGGCAAGACCACCACCACTCAATGGTGGGCGGTGCAGTCGTGTGCCCCGTTCGTCCGCGCCAAGGAAGAGTGGACCCCCACTTGGTTCCTGCGCGACCTGCTGGCCGAGCTGCGCGTGACCCCGGAACACAGCTTTGAACGGATGTTCCGCCAAGCCGTCCAAGGGCTGGCCAAATACGCCACCGATGCCCAGCGCGACGGCCGCCCAGCGGGTGTGGTCATCGACGAAGCCGACCACATCAGCCGCAACAAACGGATGATGGAAACCGTCCGCGACCTTTCGGACATGCTGGAAATCCCTTTCATCCTGGTGGGCATGGGCAAGGTGCGGGCCAATTTGACCCGCTATCCCATGATCGCGCGGCGCGTCGGCCAGTACGCCGAATTCAAGCCCATGCCGCTGTCCGACGCCGAGGCCATGGTGAAGACCTTGTGCGAGGTCGAGGTGAAACCCTGCCTGGTGGAATTCATGCACCGGGCGGCGGGCGGCAAGTCCAGCGAGATCAAGGAAGGCATCGCCGCCATCGAGCGGTTTGGCAAACGCAACGCCGGAACCGCCATCGGCGTGGCCGAAATGGCGGGCCAGATGCTGTTCAACGATCGTTCGACCGGTCTTCCCATCCTGGTGAGGGGCTGACCATGGCTGAAGCCGTCAAAGGCCTAGCTACGGTGCTGGGCGTGCTGGATCGGGCCACCTGCCTGACCATCGACCAAGTGGCAGAGGCCGCCGAAATAACCAATAAGGATGTGGCCCGCATGATCGGCAAACTGATCGGGCGCGGCCTCGCCGACCGCAAGGAACGCGGATGTTACCAACTCACGGCCGAGGGCGCCGCGTTCCGCGCCTCTGGCAAGGAGTTCCGGCCCGGCGTCTACAAGCGGACCGCCCGCCATTGGCGGCCGCGCCCCAATTCCCTGCGCGACCGGCTGTGGAAGGCTATGCGCATCAAGGGAAAGGCGACCATCCCCGAACTGCTGGAACTGGCGGCCAGCAGCGACAAGGAACGCACCAAGGTCGCCCAGGATGGTGCTTGGCGCTACATCGCCGCCTTGACCAAGGTTGGCATTCTGCGCGAGTTGCCGAGGCGATCGCCAGGAACAGCGTTGACCAGCAACGGCTTTGGCCGTTGGCAATTGGTCAATGACCTCGGCCCGGTGGCGCCCCAGCTCCGCAAGAAAGCCACCGAGGTTTACGACCCCAACGGCGACGTGGCGTATCCGCTCCCCGTCTCCACCATCCGAGGCGAACAGGGCACCGTCATCGCCGCTGATGAAGTGGCGGGTGCCCAATGACGCGCGGCCCCAAGAAAGGTACCGCCAAAAGCGCGGGCCAGCATGTTGCCAACGCCAGAGCGGCGTGGGGTGACGACATGCCGGTATGGGTGATGGCCCTGGCACGGGCCTGCGATGCGGGAAGCCTGTCGCAGATCGGCGCCAGCGTCGGCTATTCCGGCCCCGCGCTGTCACAGACCATCAACCGCAAATACCAGGGCGACATTGCAGCCGTGGAAAAAGCGGTGCGCGGGGTTTTGCTGGCCGAACGTCAAGGATGCCCGGTGCTGGGCCTGATCCCCGCCAACGATTGCCTGTCCCACCAGCGCAAGGCGTTCAACACCGCCAGCCCCCAGGCCGTGCGTTTGGCCCGCGCCTGCGCGACCTGCATCCACCGTCAAGGAGGAAATCATGACCGATAATACCGGATCGGTCGGGGAACGGTTGGCAGCCATCCATCTGGCGCTGGGCAAGTGCTGCATCGCTTGGAAGAACCTGTTCTACACGCAACGGCCTGTCACCTTGACATCCGACCAAGCGTTGGAAATGGCAGATTTTTTTGCCCGCACAGCGTTTGAAATCCGGGATGCCGCCGCGCTTCTCGGGTTCTCGTTGGAATTCCGCAAGGCGGATTTCGACCTGCCGCCCAGTCCCACCTTTTCCGAACCGCAACCCGCCGAGCAGGCAAAGCCCCGTCTGTCGGTCATCGAAGGGGGGAAGTCCCAATGAAGGTTGTCGTCACCCGCTACCGCATCGGCGACCAGGTGGCCGCCGAAGGCAAGGGCGGCCAGATCGGCGAGGTGGTGGCGCTCCGCGATGTGAGCGCCACCCGCCAGGTACTGACCGTCAAAACCTCCGAAGGTACCTTCGTGCCAGTCTCGGTGGACTTGACCGAAGGCGGCACCATCGTGGTGCCTCCGGCCAGCTTGCCCGAGGCGGTGAACCTGGCCCAGGTCATCGCCACCGGGAATCAATCCCACATGGCCGTGGCCGCCCAACTCGCCATTTTGGCGAATGCCGTCCTCACCATGGCGGCGGGCGTGGTCCAGCCGACGGGAGGCACCAATGCCTCTTAGCCGTCGTACCCGTTCCATTCTTCGCCGCGCCCGCCGCACGGCGCTGCATTGGCTCGGTCTGCCGCTCCGCATTGCCGCCGCCTGCCTCTTCCTCTGACCTGCGAGAAGACCATGAACGAGATCAGCACCCCCCCCGTTTGGACGGACCCCCAAGGCCGTACCGTTCCCGACCAACTGGTGAAGCCGCTGGACAAGCTGCGCCACTCGCTGGTGTACAACGCCGTGGCCGAGGCGAAAGAGCTTCAGCGCGCCATGCGCGACTTCAAGGCCAAGTGGCTGTCCGAGGCCCAGGCAATCGTCGGCTTGGCTGCCGCCGAGTATCAGACCACCATCGGCGGGGTGAAGGGAAACCTGACCCTTCGCACCTATGACGGGCTGAGGGAAATGACCGTTCAGGTGGCCGACCGCCTGACTTTTGACGAGCGCCTGAAGGTGGCCGAGGCCCTGGTGGGCGAGTGCTTGGCCGAGTGGTCGGCCGACGCCAGGCCCGAGCTAAAGGCCATCGTTGAAAGGGCCTTTAAAACCGACAAGGAAGGCAACGTGTCCACGGGCGCCGTGCTGGAACTGCGCCGCCTGGACATCGCTGACGAACGGTGGAAGCGCGCCATGGACGCCATTTCGGACGCCCTCCAGCGCACCGGCACAGCCACCTATCTGCGTTTCTACGAACGCGCCGATATGGGTGCCCCTTCGGTGGCCATCTCCCTCGACCTCGCCAAGCTGTAGGGAGGGCCGTGGCTATGATCATCGTCACCGATCAGGAGCGCCAGGTAACCATCGCCCTCACCATTGCGGTGGTGAAGGTGGCCGAGGAAATGGCCACAGAAGAAGGGTTGGGGGTAGCCATTAATGGGGTGCTGTCGGCCTACGCCAACCTCATTACCCGCAATGGACTTCAGGGGGACGGCGCCAGAGCACTGCGCCAACTGGCCAATCTTCTGGAGCAAGAAGGCTCCGCTCTTCTTACCACTACAACCTTAGGATGCGCATAGGCGAAACGCCCGGCACCGCGTGCGGTGCCGGTGCTTCGGCGAGGGGCTGGCCGCCCCGCCCTGATGATGCCAGGCCAGAGGGAAACACATGACCACCGACACCCCAGACATCACTGAAGAACCCAAGGTGACCGTGGGCGACCTGGGCACGCTGACCGACGCCTTGGCGGCCGACCTGGAAAAGCACTCCAAGACCACGCTGTTACTCTACTTGGCCAACCGTGTCGTGTGGGACGCCTATTTCCGTCACGGCACCATCACCGCCGTTTCTCAAGTCCATGCCGACGTGCTGAACGAGATTAAAACTTGGGCCGAGATCGGGCGGATGGTCAATCAGAGCAAACGGCTGGACAACATGATGAGACGCCATGACGAAACCATGGCCACCCTCAGCACTGGCCGCCTGTTCCCCCAAAAGAAGCCCAAGCGCCGTGCCACTCCAAAGCGCAAGGCCGTGGAGTTCTGAGCATGACCACACCCCCCGTTCGCCGCAAACTGTACGCTGCCCTTCATGCCGCCGCCACCAAGGCCGACCTGGATGATGAGGCGTACCGTGCCATGTTGGTGGCCCGTACTGGCAAAACCAGTGCCAAGGAACTGACGGATTCCCAAATCCGCGCTGTTTTGGACCACTTGAACGGCAGCAAGCCCCAAGACACCCGCCGCCGTGACGACAGCCCCACGTCACGCAAAATCCGCGCCCTGTGGCTGTCGCTGTACCATCTTGGTGCTGTGCGCAATCCGTCCGAGACGGCTTTGGCCAACTTTGCCAAGCCCATCGTCAAGGTGGATGATTTGCGGTGGTTGTCGGCACGGGATGCCTTCCGCGTCATTGAGGCACTGAAGGACATGGGCTCCCGCCATGGTGTCCGCTGGGCCGACCACAAGACGCCTCAGGAAGCGATCATTGCCGCTCAGATCGCCAAGCTTCGGCAAATGATGGCGATCAATCCCGAAAGTTTTAAATCGATAAATTCGGAGTTACACGAACTATTTTTCATTGCACACAAGGGCAATAATTCACCCAGAAAATTGAACGACCTGGTAGAGAAAATTGGACAACTTATTCGCCAGATCGCGGAGGGGAAAAACAATGCCCCCACCGTTTGAAGATGAAATCCGTACGTGGCCGCGCGGCTTGGCCGATATCGCCAAGCTGATTGGGGCCAAGGAAGCCATGGCGTTGGGGGACGCCGTGGGCGGCGTCCCCATCTATATCCCCAAGAATCCCGACGCGCTGCACTCACTGACCCAGCATATCAGCCTGGACGCCTTGAAGACGCTGGCTAAGGCATATGGCGGCCAGACCATCGTCATCCCGCGCGGCGTGCACAAGAATTTAAAAAAGGTCGCCATCCTGGATGCGAGCGGAAGCCGCAGAGCGGTGGCGCTGCAACTGAAATGCTCGGAACGCTACGTGCGTAAGGTCGTCAACGAAGTGCGACCGCCAGACCTGTTTACCGTCAGTAAGAACTGACGAAATTAGAATTCAAGCGAATTAGAGAGAAACAAACTTCACCTCCCCCGGAACTGTTCCGATCATTCGGATGTTACAGTTCTAAATGTAGTGTCAATCCCCGAACAGTTCCGGGGGCGACACTACATGACGACCATTCCCAAAAATACCGCAGCGCCGTCATCGCTTGACCCGGTCATGGTCCTGGCGCGCACCCTGTGGGGTGAAGCGCGCGGCGAAGACCGCCGTGGCCGCGAGATGGTGGCCAACGTGGTGATGAACCGGGTGAACCTGGACCTGGGCCGCGACGGCAAGCCCGATTGGTGGGGCGAGGGTGTGGTGGCGGTATGCCTGATGCCCTGGCAATTCTCCTGCTGGCTTCCCAACGACGCCAACCGCAAGAAGCTGATGGCCGTGACCGAAGCGGACCCTGTGTTCCGCGAATGCGTGGAGTTCGCGCGCCAGGCCACCGCCGGAAACCTGCCCGACCGCACCGGGGGTGCCACCCACTACCTGAACATTCCGCTGGTTCTGAAGACCGGCGGAAAACTGCCTCGCTGGGCGACCGATGCCAGCAAGCGCACGGCCGCCCACGGCGGACACACCTTTTTCCGCGTTATCTGAAAGGCCCCAAATCCCATGGACCCGAAAGCCTGGTATCTGTCGCGGGCGGTTTGGGGTGGCGTCGTCGCCATCCTCGCCAGCCTGCTTTCCGCCTTCGGCATCGACTTGGACGAAGCCGCCCAGGCCGATGCCGTCAATATTGGTCTGGCCCTGACCGGTGCCGTTGGCGGTGCCCTGGCCATTTATGGCCGCCTCAAAGCCAAGGCCCCCATCGGGAAGCCCACCGTTCCTTCCAACACCGCCATCACCTTGCTGATGGCCGTCATGCTGGGCGCCCTGGTGATGGCTGGCCCCATCGCTTGCGCCAGTCTAGTGGCGGAAACGCCAGCCCAGACCGTCTACGGCATCCAGGCCGACCTGACGATGGCCCAACGCACCGCGCTGGTTGTCATCAAATCGGATCAGACCAGCCCTATGGCCAAGGACGCCTTGCAGCGCCTGGATGCCACCGCCGTGGAGGCGGTGAAGGCCGCCCAGGACGCTGTCCGCATGGGCAACGACCCGACCATTCCCGCCGCCATCGCCACCGCCCGCAACGCAGTGGACGCCCTGCTGCACTACTTGGCCGAGGAGAACGCCCGATGACCGCTCAACAGATCGCCCTGATCAAGCTGGGCCTGGACATTGCCGTGGCCGCTGGCCAGGGCGTTGCTCAGGCCATGGAGGCCAAGACCCTGGTGGAACGCATGGTGACCGAGGACCGCGACCCGTCGCCCGAGGAATGGGAGGCGCTGAACGCCACCACCGACACCCTGCACCAGGCCATACAGGGGGCCTGACGTGGACGCCTACGACGACGCCCAGGCCCTTGAACAGAGGCAACGCGACCAAGCGGTGACCACGGCTGCCGCCTTAGCCCGCGCCCGGCAACAGGGCATCGGGTCCGACATCTGCGTGGTGTGCGAGGAACCGATCCCCGAAGGCCGACGCCGTGCGGCCCCTCACGCGAACACCTGCCTGGCCTGCCAGGCCGAGTTGGAAGCCACGACGAGGTGGCCATGACCCTGAGCGATTTCAAGGAAGCCCTTGCTACCGCCGGAATGGTGCTGGCGGGAACATTCACGGTGCTGTCGCCGTGGGTTATCGCCTGGCTGTCCAAGACTTTTGCCAGCAAGACCAAGGTGGACGAACTGGCGGGCCAAGTCGCGGCGATGGAACAGCGCTTGGCCAGGGGTGAAACGCGCTTCGTGGAACTGGAAGGTGCCATCAAGGCCGCTACCCACGCCGCTCGCGAAGCCAAGGAAGCAGCCGAGGAAACCGCCGAGGCCGCCAAGAAGGTGCACGGGGCGGAAGTCACCATCGCGCGCCTGGAAGAGAAGATCAGCGGATTGGCCGAGAACCTGGAAAACATCGAGCACTTCACCCGCCTGATGGTGGAAGGCCACATGCGAATTGGGGGCAAGTCGTGAGCAAGGTTAACGAAGTGATCGAGGCTGACCGCCGTCTGGTTATCCTGCGACTGCTGGTCGAATACCGGGGCGCGCTGAATTCCAGCGCCTTGGAAAGCGCGCTTCGCGCCTATCACAGCTATATCGACCGCGCCATGGTCCGCGACGACCTGCGGTGGCTGGAACTGCGTGACTTGGTGGCGCTGGAAGACCTGGGCCGCGACGTGAGCGAAGTGCGGGTGACGCCGAAGGGCGAGCGCGCCGCCTCGGGCCGCGAATGGGTGGAAGGTGTCGCCCGCCCGAGTGGAGCCTGATCCATGGCCAAGCGTCCGTCCAAAATCGACCGCCTGCCCCAAGAGGTCCAAACCCTGATCGGCAAGTTGCGCCGCAATGGCCGCACCATCGACGAGATCATGGGCAAGCTGGCCGAACTGGACCTGGACGCCCTGGGCATCGCCGAAGCGGATATGCCGTCCCGCGCCGCCATCGGCCGTCACATCCAGGGCCTGGACGCCATGGCCGAGGAAATGCGCCGCCAGAAAACCATTGCCGAGGCGATGGTGGAACGCGGCTTGGTCATCGACCAAGGCCAAACGGCGAAGCTGAACATCGCGCTGGCGCACGGCCTGTTGACCAGGTTGATGTTCACCGAAGCGGGAACCATGGCGACCCTGGACGCCGAGGAAGCCATGTTCGTGGCCCGCTCCATTCAATCCCTGTCCAGCGCCGCCAAAGCTGACACTGACCGCGAGTTGAAAGTCAGAGCCGAGGTGGCCAAGGAGGCTGCTGCCGCCGCTGCCAAGGTGGCGAAAGACCAGGGCCTGACCAGGGACACGGTGGACCTGATTACCCGCGAAATCCTGGGCGTCGGGAAATGACCGGCGGCACCCTGTCCAAAATGCTGCCTAGCGCCGACACACCGGAAATCCTGCTGGGATACCAAAAGCGGCTGCTGGCGACGGTGGCCGCCAATGCTGTGACCGTGTGCGAGAAGTCGCGCCGTATCGGTGTCACCTGGGGCATCGGCGCCCAGGCCGTCTTGATGGCTGGCGCCGAGCGCGCGGCCGGTGGCATGGACGTGCTGTATATCGGCTACAACCTGGACATGGCGCGCGAGTTCATCGCCGTGTGCGGCCAGTGGGCCAAGGCGTTCGGCAAGGCCGCCAGCGAGGTGGGCGAATTCCTCTTCCGCGACGGCGACGACGACATTCAGGCATTCCGCGTCAATTTCGGTTCCGGTTTCGAGATCGTGGCGCTCGCCAGTCGGCCCCGCTCGCTTCGCGGTCGCCAGGGCTTCGTCATCATTGACGAAGCGGCCTTCCACGATGACCTGGGCGAGTTGCTGAAGTCTGCCCTGGCGCTGCTGATTTGGGGCGGCAAGGTGCTGGTGATTTCCACCCATGACGGCGCTGCCAACCCTTTCAACGAGTTAGTGGAGGAATGCCGCAAGGGCCGCAAGCCCTACGCCCTGTTGCGCATTACCTTCAACGATGCCTTGGACGATGGACTGTACGAGCGTGTGTGCCTGAAGAAAGGCGAGACCCCGACGCCCCAGGGCAAGGTCGCATGGGAAGCGGAAATCCGCGCCTTCTATGGTGACGACGCCGACGAAGAACTGGACGTGAACCCGAAGCAGGGAACGGGCGTCTACCTGCCCACTTGGCTGATCGAAAGCCGCATGGCCGACGGCATCCCGGTGGTGCGTTGGAGCCAACCCGATGCCTTCGCTCAGTTCGCCGAACACCTCCGCATCGCCGAGACCAAGGACTTCTGCGAGGGGATGCTGAAGCCATTACTGGAGCGCATGAACCCAGACCTTCAGTCCTTCTTCGGCTGGGACTTCGCACGCAAGGGCGACCTGTCGGTGAAGTGGCCGGTGCAGCTCATGCCCAACCTTGTACGCCGCCCGCCCTTCATCCTGGAGCTGCGCAACATCCCCTTTGAGCAACAGAAGCAGGTCGGCTTCTACGTGGTGCGGCGCCTGCCGCGCTTCATGGCTGGCGCCTTAGACGCCACGGGCAACGGCGCCTATCTGGCCGAGGTCATGGCCCAGGAATTCGGCTTTGACCGTATCGCCCAGATTCACCTTTCCGAGGCATGGTATCGGGACGCCATGCCCAAGTTTAAAGCCGCCTTTGAAGACGGTACCACTCAGTTGCCCAAGGATGCCGACACCCTGTCCGACCACAAATCCATTCGCTTGGTGCGCGGCGTGCCGGTGATCCCGCGCGAAGGCAAGGCGGGCGGCAAGGGCGAAGACAAGAAACAAAGCGCCAAGCGCCACGGCGACAGCGCCGTGGCGCATGTGCTGGCGGATTTCGCCACCCGCATGGACACCCCTGACATGGACGCCTGCGAGGCCAGCGGCGATCACCGCGAGGCGGCCGAGTTGGGCCACGCATCCGGTGATGACTGGTCCGGTTGGGGTGATGGCGGCAACGACAGTTGGGAAGGGTTCCAGTGATGGCCAAGAAGATCGACGCCCCCACCCTTGAAGAGGTGGCCTCGGCCGCCGGTGACGACATCACGGGGGGCTTCGTTGGCGAGTTGCGCCTACCGCGCGACGAGGTGTTGCGCGCCCGTGGCGGCGGCGACTTGGCGATTTACGAGAAGGTGAAAGCCGATGACCAGGTGAAGGCGTGCTGGCAACAGCGCCAGGACGCCGCCACCGCGCGCGAATGGTTCGTTGACCCCGGCGGCCCCTCTGCCCTGGATCAGGCCGCGGCCGATTTCATCCGTGAACAGCTTCTGGCCATCAAGTTCGACCGCGTGTGTAAGAAGATGCACAACGGCGTCTTCTTCGGCTTTTCCGTGGGCGAATGCCTGTATCGGCCGGAAGGCGGCAAGATCCTGCTGGACACCATCAAGGTGCGCCGCCAACGCCGTTTCCGCTTCGACCGCGACGGCCGCTTGCGCCTGATCCGGCCGGACAATCCCACGGGCGAGATAATGCCCGACAATAAGTTTTGGGTCTTCTCGGCCGGGGCCGATGATGACGATGACCCCTATGGTCTGGGCCTGGGCCACTGGCTCTATTGGCCGGTGTGGCTGAAGCGCAACGGCCTGCGGTTCTGGTCCATCTACATGGAGAAGTACGCCATGCCCACCCCGGTGGGAAAGGCGCCACGCGGATCGGACAAGGCGGCACGCGCCAAGCTGTTGGGCGCGCTAAAGTCCATCAACACCGACCAGGCCGTGGTCATCCCCGAAGGGGTGGACGTCAAGCTGATGGAAGCGGCCAGATCATCGGGCGGCGACTACGCCACCTTTTACGGTCTGATGAACGAGGCCATCAGTAAAATCATCCTGTCGCAGACCATGACCACCGACAACGGGTCCAGCAAGGCCCAGGGCCAGATTCACGAGAACCGGCTGAAGGAGGTGGTAAAATCGGACAACGACCTGTTGTTTGAAAGCCTGAACGAAGGCCCGGTGGCTTGGCTGACCGCGTGGAACTTTCCCGGAGCCGCCCGCCCCCGCGTCTGGCGGGACCATACCGACACCCCCGACGAAAAGGCCCAGGCCGAGCGGGACGAAAAGCTCTACCTCATGGGGTTCGAACCGACCCCGGAATACATCCAGGACACCTATGGGCCAGGATGGGTCAAGCGGTCCACGGCCACGGTGCCCGCGCAGATCGGCACCGCCACCGCCGTGCAGCCCCCCGCCGACGCCCCCAGCTTCGCCGAGCATGGCGCCGCCCGCGACCCGGCCGACGACATCACCGACCAACTGGACGCCCTGGCTGGCCCGGCCATGGATGCCCTGATTGACGAGTTGGGCCGCATGCTGGCCGACGCCACCGACATGGCCACCGTCGAGAAGCGGTTACTGGAGATCGGCGCCACCCTGCCGGTGGACGATTTGGCCAAGACCATCGGGGAAGGGCTGGCGGTGGCCAACCTGACCGGCCGCAAGGAAGTGGCCAATGACGGTTGAGCCAAAAGCCGTCGATTTCGGCGAGGCCATCGCCTACTTCCGCCAGAAGCTGAACATGCCCACCAAGGCATGGACGGACCTGTGGCAGGCCCAGCACGCGCGGGCCTTCGTGGTCGCGGGCGCCATGAAGGAAGATTTGGTGGCCGACCTGCGCAACGCCGTGGCCAAAGCCATTGAACAGGGCACCACCCTGGCCGAGTTCAGGAAAGACTTCGACCAGATCGTGGACAGGCATGGGTGGAGCTATAAGGGCCAGCGCGGATGGCGCACTGGCGTCATCTACAACACCAACCTGCGCATGGCCTACGCCGCCGGGAAGTGGCAGCAGGCCGAACAGCTTAAAGAGCGCCGCCCCTATCTGCGGTACGTGGCTATCCTGGATCGCCGCACCCGGCAGGACCACAAGGATTGGCACGGCACCGTCCTGCCCATCGATGACCCGTGGTGGAAGACCCACTATCCACCCAACGGCTGGGGGTGCCGCTGCACTGTCCAGCAACTTGGCCCGCGCGACCTGGATCGCTACGGCTTCCAGGTCAACGATCAAGCCCCGCCCGTCGCGTGGGAAAACCGTTCCGTCCGCACGCCCCAGGGCGACGTGACGGTGAAGGCGCCCCAGGGAATCGATACCGGCTTTGCCTATAACGTCGGTCGCGCCGCCTGGGGGCAAAGCGCCGAATTGGTGGCGCTCGAACGTCACGGCCCATGGGAGGCGTTGCAGGCCCCCGGCGCCGCGCCCCCCACCGATTTGGTGCAGGCGGTCAAGCCGGTGGCCAAATTGGGCAAACGGGCCGCCGATGAAGCTGGCTTGCGCGATGCCCTGCGCCAGGCCATCGGCGGCGACCAAGCCGTGTTCACCGATCCAACCGGCGGGCGCGTCAACATCACCCAGGCCATCGTGGACCACATTCTGGAGAAACCCAGCCGGATGGACGGCCGCGAAGCCTTCTTTCCGTTCATCCGCGAGGTGGTGGAAGACCCGACCGAGATTTGGGTGGGCTTCGCCCAATCCAACCAGTCGGGCCGCGTGGCCATGCGGCGGCGCTATGTGAAGCTGCTGGCATTGGGCAAGGACACCACCGTGGGCATCGTCGCCGATGCCGACGGCGGCCAGTGGTCGGGCGTAACGTTTTTCCGAGGCAACCCGGCCGGCCTCAACAATTTGCGGCAAGGATTGAGGCTTTTTAGAAAGGAATAATCGCCGCAGAAGTGAGCCGCACTTTCAATCTTCTCGTGATAAATTGGCTTGACGGAATAAAAAACAAGAGGGCCGGTATGTTGAAACGTTATCTTATTCCCACGCTCCTGGTCATCGCCTTGACGGGTTGCGATCAGAAAATCCCTGAGGAAGTGAGGGTGTGTGGCGCTGGGCTGGGCCAGTTGTTCATCTCTTCTGGCGTTGCGATCCGCGCAATTGATGTCGCCAGCGTGCCCGCCGCTCCTGCGTCCAACACAGACCCCGCCCACACCCTCGTTAGGCTGACCTATTCAGTATCTCCAGAGCGATCCAACCGCCCGAACAATCGACAGGCGGAATGTAAGATTTACATGATTCAAGGCAGTGGCGGGCAACCCATGCCAACCTTCTTGAGCATGCAGCCCGATACCTCTGAGCCTTTGATTGGGAATAATTTTTCGGGACCATTGGGTGTAGAAATGCAATTAGCACAGACTGTGAAAATTTCACCGAACGTCTGGTGGATGGCACCCGGATACCAAAAGATTGCTGCGATAACACCGAACCACGCACCACCGATGGGATGGTAGCGAGACAGCTTTTGCCGGTGTCGGAGGTTAAGACTATGGCGCCCGCACGCGGCCACGTCGCCCGGCACCGGCCATTGGGGTGCGGCCCTTGAAAGGGCGGTGCCTGCCCAACAATGATAGGACTTCCCGCCCCTAATTTGAAGTGTATCATCCGGTTCCGTGAAAAACCGCCCGTAAGCCCCGAAAGGGGTAAGGGCGGCATCGACATGGCGGGCACCCCGCCAGCGCCCGCCACAGGGCCTTAAAAACCGCTTTAACGTCGATGTCTCCCCGCAATGGAGACGTACCCCCGGAACTGTTCCGGAAGTTTCACCTCTTCCCCCATCCGGCACACTCCACCCCACGTCATTTTGACCGTGGGGATGAAGCTTTGCCCAAGATCGAAATTTTCCGGGTCGGCACGCACACCGCCATGCAGGGGGTGACGCTGGAGTTCAGCGAGGACAAGCTGGCCGCCGCCTGCGCCGCCTATGACCCGGCGCTACACGAGGCGCCACTGGTGGTCGGCCACCCCACCGCCACCGCTCCGGCTTTCGGATGGGTCAAGGGCATGGGCATGGACGGCACCAGCGTGGTGGCCGACTGCGACCAAGTGAACCCCGATTTCGCCGAACTGGTCAAAACCGGCGCCTTCAAGAAGGTGTCGGCGAGTTGGTACGGCCCGACCAACCCGGTCAACCCCAAGCCCGGCACCTACTACTTGCGCCATGTCGGCTTCCTCGGTGCCCAGCCGCCAGCCATCAAGGGCCTTCGGGCCGTGGACTTCGCCGAGGATGACGGCGAGGTGGTGACGGTCGAGTTCGGCGAGGCCACCGACCGCCGCCTGGTCACCCTGTTCCGCACCCTGCGCGACTTCCTCTTAGCCGAGTTCGGCCAGGAGAAGGCTGACCAGGCGCTTCCCGGCTGGACCGTGGACTGGCTGTCCGAAGACGTGGCGCGCGAGGCTGCCCAGGCCGAGATCGCCGCCACCCCCGCCTTTTCCGAACCGCAACAGACCAAGGAGCCCCCCGTGGGACCGAACACCCAACCGACCCCGGCCGAGCTGGAGGCGAAAGCCGCCAAACTGGCCCAGGACCAAGCCGATTTCGCCGAGCGCCAGACCAAGTTCCGCCGCGACCAGAACGGGGCATGGCTGGACGGCCTTGTGGCCGAAGGCCGCCCGCTGCCCATGCCCAAGGATGACCTGCTGTCGTTCATGGAGGCGATCAGCGCCGACGGCATGGTGGTGGACTTCGCCGAAGGCGATGGCAAGACCGCCAAGAAACCGGCGGTGGACGTGTTCAAGACTCTGTTGAAGGGCATGCCGGTCACCGTCGATTTCAGCGAACGCGCTCCTGGCACCCCCGGCGACGAAGCCACCACCGACCCCACTGACCTGGCCCGGCGTGCCCTGGATTTCCAGGAAACCCAGGCCAAGGTCGGCATCGTCATCAGCACCACCGACGCGGTGGCGCACGTTCAGAAGGAAGCCGCGAAGTGACCATGCGCACCATCAGCAAGAGCCGCCGGGCCGGTGGCCCCATCCCGCCTTATCGCATCGTCAAGCCTGGCGCGGTCGAGGGGCAGGTGGTGCTTGCCGCCGCTCCCACGGACGCATTGAAGGGGACGACCGGACAGTTGGGCGTCAGTTCGGGCGAACGGGTGGACGTGGATATGGGCGGCATCCCCGAGGTGGAACTGGGCGGCACTGTTGCCAACGGCGACCCGCTGACCTCGGACGCCAGCGGAAAGGCCGTGAAGGCCCAGCCGGTGGCGGGCGCCAACGTTCGCATCATCGGCTTCGCCGACGCCGCAGGCACCAACGGCACCGTCATCAACTACATCTTCGCGCCCGGCGTGATGCAGGGCTAAGGGAGTTAGAACCACATGGCCACTTCGCCCTTCGTCCCGTCTCCCACCTTGACGGCCATCGCCATCGCCTACCGTAACCCGGCTTACGCGCTGATCGGCGAGAAGGTGATGCCGCGCGCCAACCCGGTGCTGGGAACCAAGGAATTCCGCTACAGGGTCTATAACCTGGCCGATGGCTACACCGTCCCCGACACCGCCGTGGGCCGCACCGGCCGCCCGGCCGAGGTGTCCACCCAGGCGATGGAAATGCCCGGTATGTGCGAGGACCACGGCCTGGATTACCCGCTGCCCCAGGATGACATCACTCAGGCCAAGGGCAGCAATACCGACCCGCGCGGCTTCGCCACCGAGTTCACCGCGAATCTGGTCAATCTCGGACGTGAAATCCGCGTGGCCGCCAAGACCTTCTCGGCAAACAGCTATGGCGCGGCCAGCGTTCAGACCCTGGGCGGCACCGATCAGTTCAACGACGCCGCCAGCGACCCGGTAGCCATCATCACCGAAATGCTGGACACCCCGCTGTTGCGTCCCAACCGGCTGGTGTTCGGTAAGGCTGTGTGGGGCATTTTGCGCCGCCACCCCAAGCTCTTGAAGGCCATCTTCCCGAGCGGCAATGGCGAAGGCATGGCCACCCGTCAGCAGGTGGGCGACCTGTTCGAAGTCGGCGAAGTGCTGGTGGGCGAGAGTTTCGTGAACGCCAACCGCAAGGGTCAAGCCGCCAACTTCCAGCGCGTATGGGGCAACCACATCGCTGGTCATTTCATCGACCCCACCGCCAACAACCAAGCGGGCGTCACCTGGGGCCTGACCATGCAGTACGGCCAGAAGGTGGCCGGAACGTCGGTGGACGGCAGCATTGGCGCGCGGGGCGGCGAGCGTGTCCGCGTGGTGGACACCGTGGCCGAACTGGTGGTGGCACCGGATGCTGGCTTCCTGATCCAGAACGCCATCAGTGGCTAAAGGAGGATGACATGGCTTACCGCGTGAAGCGTGGGACCGTCCGCCTGAATGGCAAGAAATACGGGGAAGGCGTGCCCTTGCCTTTGGGGGAGGACGATCAGGACTTGATCGACACCCTGGAGAGCCTGGGCAGCATTGAGGCCGCTCCCGACGAAGAGGTCAAGCCCAAGCCGTCCAAACCCCCGGCGAAGTAACCCACCCCTGACCCAAGCCCCCGGATGACGAACCATCCGGGGCAAGGATTACCCCGGCGATGACCTACGCGACCCAAGACGACATGGTGGCCCGCTTCGGCGAGACCGAGTTGTTGCAGCTAACCGATGACACCGATACCGGCAAGATCGGGCCGCGCCTGGCCGTCGCCTTGGCCGATGCACACCAGATCATCGACGGGTATGTGGCGGGCATCTATGCCGTCCCGCTTACCCCGGTGCCCGACCTTGTGAAGCGTTGGGTGTGCGACATCACCCGCTATTACCTTCACCGCGATGCCGTGCCCGATCTGGTGGAGAAGAATTTCAAGGCCGCCATGTCGGGTGTTAGCCAAGTGGCGCGAGGCGACATGACCCTGGCTTGTGCGGGTGTCGAGGCCGAGGAAGACCCCGCCGCCGATGACCTGGCCACCTATGACGACGCGCCCAGCATCATGGCCAATGGGCCGTGGGGGCAGTGATGACCGGGGGCGTTAACTTCACCGTCAAGGCAGAAGGCGCTTCCGCCGTCGGCCGCGCTCTGGTGGGGCTTCAGCTCCGCATGCGCGACCTGCGGCCGGTGCTTACCGAGATCGGCGCCGCCCTTCTGACTTCTGTTCAGCGCCGGTTTGAGGACGAACAGGGGCCGAGTGGTGCGCCTTGGGCACCCATCCAGCGCGCGGGTGCCATCCTGCGCGATAGCGGGCGGCTGTTCCAATCGCTGACCTACGCGGTGGCGGCCACCTTCGTGGAGATCGGCACGAACGTCATTTACGGCCGCATCCATCAGGAAGGTGGTTGGGCCGGCCGGGGCCATTCGGTCTTCCTTGAAGCCCGCCCTTACCTTGGCCTGGACGAGCCAGACCGTCGCGAAATGCTGGACATCACCAACGATTACATCCGCGAGGTCTTGCCGTGATCGCCGAGATTGAGAACGCCATGCTGTCCCGCCTGGCCAGCGCCAAAGCCCTGCGTCTGCTGGGCTACACCGTGAAGACCGTGGACAGCCTAGGCGGTGAGTTCGACGACGAAGCCGCCCTGAAGAAGGCAGTCAACCTGGTGCCCGGCATGTGGGTGACGTTCATGGGCGAGGAGAAGACCGCCGATCAGGGGTATGGTTCCCACAAGATGAAGGCCACCTTTCGCGTGGTGGTGGCCGCCATGAACAAACGCGGCCAAGCCGCCACCCGTCACGGTTCAGGCACCGACGTGGGCACCTACCAGATGGCCCAAGATGCCCGCACGCTGCTGGCCGGGCAAACGTTCGGCCTGGACATCGGCTATCTGGAGCCCGTCCGCATCCGCACCTTTCCTGCCGTCGAGAAGGCCATGCCTGGCCTGTCCGTCATGGCGGTGGAGTTCACCACCACCTACACCGCCACCGACGCTCCGGACCAGCCGGGCGCACGGATCGGCGCCGATGTGCCGCGCGACCAGGGCTTGGCCGAGGCGATGGCCATCGGCGCAGGCATCACCGACTTCCGCACCACCCACGCCGATTGGGTGCCGCCTTTCAACCTGTCCGACACCGTGAGCCTGGAGACCTGACCAGATGGCCGAGTTGCATCTGAAACCCGCCCGAGAGGGCGACATCATCCGCGACCCCATCAGCGGCCGCGTCATGCCACCCGAGGGGGAAACCAAGCCGCGCAATCCCCATTGGCTGCGCCGCCTGGGCCGGGGCGAGGTGATCGAAACCACCGCCGATGCCATCGCCCAGGGCAAGACAGAGCGCGAGGCCAAAGAAGCGGCGGTCACCTCCGACGCTGAAGCCGACATCAGGCCGGTGGCCGATATGCCCCCCGAAGCCAAGCCCCGCAAGGGCAAGGAGTAAGCTCCCATGCCGATCAGTTTCGCGCAAATCAGCCTGTCCTCGCGCCTGCCCGGCTTTGAGGTCGAGTTTGACAACAGCCACGCCGTGAAGGGCCTGGCGCTGGACGCCACCCGCGTGGTGATGTTCGCCCAGAAGCTGCCGGGCGGCACCGCGCCCACCAATGTTCCCACCCGCCTGCTGGCCGCCGACCACGGCGTGAAGCTGGGCGGCCGGGGGTCCATGTTGGCGGCGATGGCCCGCGCCTTCCGCAAGGCCAGCGACATGCTGGACGTGTGGGTGGTGGCGCTGGAAGACAACCCGGCCGGACAGAAGGCCACCGCCGCCATCTCCGTTGGCGGCCCGGCCACCTCGGCCAGCACCCGCACGGTGTGGATCGGCGGCCAGCGTGTCCAGTTTTCCGTCGCCATCGGCGCCACAGCAGCCCAGGTGGCCGAGGGGCTAGCCGCCGCCATCAACGCCAACCTGGATTTGGTGTTCACCGCCGCCGTGGACGGCGTGACCGCGTCCAAGGTCAACCTGACCGCCCGGCACAAGGGCACGGCCTGGAACGGCCTGGACATCCGCATGGGCTACTACCAGGGCGACGTGCCCGACGATGGCCTGACCTTCGCCATTACCCCGTTCACGGGCGGCGCGGGCAATCCCGACCTAGTGGCGGGCATGACCGCCCTGGGCGATGCGCAATACCACCACGTCGCGAACCCGTACACCGATGGCGCCAACCTAGCGGCGGTGGTGGCGGAATTCACCGACCGCTGGTCCGCTGGCCAGCAGATCGAAGGCCAGGTGTGGACCGCGCACGCGGGCGACCATGCGGCGTTGACTACGCTCGGCAACAGCCTGAACGCCTTCCCCCTTTCCATCATGCCCACCTATGGCTCGCCGACCCCGGCCTATGAGGTGGCGGCCATTTACTGCGCGGTAGCGGCATCGTCCATCGACATTGACCCGGCCCGCCCGCTCCAGACCCTGACCCTGAAGGGCATGATGGCCCCGGCCGAGAAGGACCGCTTCGATAAGCTTGAGCGCAACCTTCTGCTGTGGGACGGCATCAGCACCTTTACGGTCACGTCGTCGGGCTTGTGCCAGATCGAACGGGCCATCACCGCCTATCAAGTCAACGATTGGGGCTTGAACGATCCCAGCTATCTGGACGTGGAAACCCCGGCCACCTTGTCGGTACTGCGCCGCACTTGGCGCGCCCGCCAGGCCCAGAAGTTCCCGCGCCACAAGCTGGCCGACGACGGCACGAATTTCGGTGTCGGCCAAGCCATTGTCACGCCCTCCATCCTGAAGGCCGAGAACATCGCCCTGGCCCGTGATTGGGAACAGCGCGGGTGGGTGGAGAACGTGGACGCCTTCAAGGCCGCCCTGGTGGTCGAGCGCAACGCCGATGACCGTTGCCGCGCCGACCATCTGCTTCAGCCCGACTTGGTCAACCAGTACCGCAAGGGCGCGGCGCTTATCCAGTTCATCGTTTAACGGGGGTTTAAATGACCAAATACCTTGGCCGCGCCGATATCTCCTACGACGGGAAAAAAGTGGGCACCCTGCCCGGCGCCTCGCTGGATTTGGGCGGGTGGGAGCGCAAGCCCGTCGTCCTGGCCGACGGCACCGTGGGGTACACCGAAAGCCCGAAGCAATCCGAGCTGGAATGCGACGTGCCCATTTCCGCCGAAACCCCGGTGGAAGACATCAACAACCTGGTGGACGCCACCGTGACCTTCCGCGCCGACACCGGCCAGACCTGGCTGATCCGCAACGCCTTCCGTGGCGACACGCTGAAGTTCGCGGCCAAGGATGGCGGGCCGATGAAGATCAAGATCAACGGCAATCCGGCCGAGAAGGTCTAAGGGGAGGCGGACATGGAAGCCACGACCATTACCAACGAGCTGGGCCTTCCGGTTCACACCTTCCCGCTGGTGCGGCCGCGCACCGTGGGCGGTGTTCGCCATGCCTCCCTGAGCATGGTGGAGCCGCACATCAAGGCGAACATGCGCTTGGCCGACCTGCTGGCCGAAGCCGAGGCGGTGACGGACCAAATCCGCGAAATCACCATGCTGTCCATCTTGTGCGACGTGCCGGTAGCGCTGATCGAGATTTTGCACCCGGTCGATTACCGCAAGCTCCAGGAACTCCTCCAAAATTTTCCCTCCCCGGAGGAAGAGACCTCCGGCGAAACGTCCTCCGGCTCGCCCGTGTAAGCGGCTGGTCGCGGGCTGAAATCGAAGCCATGCCGACCAGGGAATTTCTGGCCTACATGGCCGAAGTCGAAGAACTGGAACATCAGGGGTAAGCCGCCTTGTCTCTGGCCACCAACATCATCATCGGCGCCGCACTGGCGGGGGGCTTTAACAGCACCATCGGCAGCGCGGTCGGCGGTATTGGCCAGATCAACCGGGCCGCCGGAGAACTGAGCGGCACCCTGTTGCAGGTTGGTCAGGCTTGGGCATCGCTGCACGGCATCGGGTCTGCCCTGAATCAAGCCAGCGATTTCGAGCATGAGCTGAAGCAGGCGGGCATCACCGCCGACATGACCAACGAACAGATCGCGGGGCTGAAGGACCAGCTTCGCGGCCTGGCCGTGCCCGAACGCACCAACCAGTCCATGCAAGAGCTGTTGAAGGGCTTTTCCGCCTTGGTTTCGGCAGGCATGGACAAAGACAAGGCCAGCGCCATGGTGGAAGCGCTGGGCCGCACCGCCACGGCCGCCCAGGCCAACGTTGACGACTTGGCCAAGACCGCGTTCGTGTTGAACGACACCCTGGGCGTGGCGCCCGAGGGCATGGGCAAGGCGCTGGACCAACTGGCTTTCGCGGGCAAACAGGGGGCCTTCGAGCTGAAGGATATGGCCCGCTATTTCCCCACCCTGGGCGCCGCCGCCAAGGGCCTGGGCCTTCAAGGCACCGAAGCCGTGACCACCCTGGGCGCGGCGCTCCAGATCGCCAAGAAAGGCGCGGCCGACCCCAGCGAAGCGGCCAACAACATGAAGAACTTCATGGCCAAGATCATGGCCCCAGAAACCTTGAAGAAGTTCAAGGAACACGGGGTGGACTTGGTGAAGGTGCGGAACGAGGCCATCGCGAAGGGGGGCAATCCTTTCGAGGCGCTGTTGGAGCAGGTTAACAAGAAAACCAAGGGTGGCCAAGTTGACCTTCTCGGCCAGTTCTTCGGCGACATGCAGGTTCAAGACTTCTTGAAGCCCATGCTGGCAAATCTGGAGGAATACAAGCGCCTGAAAGGCGACATCGCGGGCGCCTCCGGCACGGTGGACACCGATTTCGCCCGCATGATGGAGACCAACAAGGAGCTGCTGAAAGGCTTCAATTCCCAGCTTGGCAAGCTGGGCGAAGCCGTGGGTTCGGCGTTGCTGCCGCCGTTCAACATGGCGCTCAAGGCCATCACCCCGGTGGTGACGGTGCTGGGCGACATGGCCAATTCATCGCCCACCGCCACCGCCGCGATTGTCGCTGTGGGCGCTGCCATTACTCTGTTGCCGCCCGCCATTACCCTGACCACTGTGGCGTGGCGGGTGTTGAACGCCAGCGTGATGGCCAACCCCATCGGCTTGGCCATCGGTGCCATTGCCGTCGGTGCCGGTCTCATTATCGACAATTGGGGTACAGTAAAGTCGTTTTTCTCCACCATCTGGAACGGGGTGGAGGAACACTGGCGCACCATCCTGGCCTTTACCGGCCCTATTGGCTGGGCGGCAATCAAGATCATCGACAATTGGGGCCAGCTCAAGACCTTCGCCATGGGTATGTGGGAAGGCATCAGCGCCAAATGGGCCGGACTGGTCGATGCCGTGACCCCTGTCGGCGAAGCCATCACCGGCATCTTCACCTCCGTGTGGGGGAACATCACCAAGGTTTGGGACGATGGCGTGGCCACCATCATGGCCATTTGGGACAAGGTGCGCGGCCCCCTGACCGACTTCGCCACGATGATGGGATGGGTTGCTCCCAAGGGTGAGAGCATGCCGACGGTTAGTGCCGCCGTCGCAGCCAATGACAACCCCGCCAACGACAATCAAGTGAAACCGGGCAGCGGCATCAAAGCCGCCGAGGCCAAGGGCGCCCAAGCCTTGGCCAAGAGTTCCGAGGCAGGCACCGCCTCCACATCGGCCAGAGGTCAGACCGTCGCCCAAGGCTCCGCCGCCACGCCCCAGCGCATTGAAGTCGTGTTGACCCTGCCGCCTGGCATGCGTGCCGACGTGCGGGGGTCCACCCCTGGCGTAAGCGTGATCGCCCGCACCGGCCAGTCCATGGCGGGGGGCAACTGATGGCTGCGAGTTGGCGCGACACGCTGCGACCGGCAAGTTTCCGAGGCGTTGCCTTTGAAGCGCGGAGCCGCAAAGGCAAGGGTGGCCGACGCGGTGCCGATCACGAATTTCCCGACCGCGACGAAGGCTATCCCGAAGACACCGGGCGAAAAATGCGCCGCTATTCAGTGGATGCCTTCCTGCTGGCATCCAGGCTCGGGGGCAATTATTTGCCCACCAAGAACCAACTGATCGAGGCGCTGGAGCAAAAAGGCCCCGGCGAATACATCGACGCTTGGGGCGAGACTTGGCAGGTGCAGGTCCGCGACTTTGAATGGGAAGAACGCATGAACGAAGGCGGCTATGTCGCCTTCACCATCACGTTCGTCGAATACGGCAACAAGGCGCTGCACTCGGTCAAGACCGACACCGCCTATGCCGTGCGCCAGGCCAGTACCGATAGCAAAGCGGCAATTCTGGAGGATTTTGACTCCAGATTCAGCGCGCGTGGCAATGATGACCTGTTGAGCAGGGCGACCACCATCGCTGGCCAAGCCCTGGGAAAGATTGAGGATACTCTGGCCAGGAGCAGCACAGCCAATCGATACAACGGGGGCGTATCCTCGCTGCTGGGTCGGGTGTTGGGCCTGCGAAGATCTTTGTGGGGTGGCACTGGATTCTCTGGGTTCGGATCATCCATCGCCGAGTTGATGAGCTTGGCGCTCGGCCTCCACGACAACGGCTGGCCGCGCTATCAGGCCGCACGTGGTTTTCTGGATTATGGCCAGGATTTCGCCCCCATTGCCCCCACCACCACCATGCGCGCCCGCGCCGCGACCAACCAGGCCGCCATGATTGACCTGGTTCGGGGCCTGGCGGCGGTGGAAGCGGCGCAAGCCTCGGCGGACATGCCCTTTACCGTTTACGACGACGCCGTGACCGTGCGCGACCAGGTGTCCACATCGTTGGACGAACGCATGATGACGGCGCCCGATGCCGTCTATCAACCCCTGGACACCCTGCGCACCGTATCCGTCCGCGACATCACCACGCGCGGTGCCGATCTGTCGCGCCTGTCCGACGTGACCAACGATGCCGACACGCCTGCCCTGGTGCTGGCCCAGCGCCTTTATGGCAATGCCGACCGCGAAAGCGATGTGCTGACCAGGAACCCGACCATCCGCCACCCTGGGTTCATCCCCGGTGGCCTGATTCTGAAGGTGCCGACCGATGGCTGAGGCAGAACACCGCGTGACGCTGTGGGTTGGCGGCCAAGCCCATGAGGGCTGGGAGAACGTCGCCGTAACCCTGAACCTGGACCACATGGCAGGTGACTTTATCTTGCGCCTGACCGACGAATATCTGAAGGACGGCCAGCTCGAACAACACCCTATCGACGCTGGGGCCGCTTGCCGCGTGGTCATCGACGATGAAACGGTGATGACTGGATGGGTAGACAACCCCATCCCTGCCTTTGATGAAAAGTCAAACATCGTCACCGTGACCGGGCGCGATACCACAGGCGACCTCGTGGATTGCTCGGCGGAAGTTAAAGAGTACCTGAATCAGACGCTGGAAGCGGTGGCGCGCGATATGTGCGCTCCCTTCGGCATTAAGGTGGTGGTGACCACCGACACGGGCGCCCCGTTCCGCCGCGTGGCAGTCAACACGGGGGACACCGTGCAGACGTGCATTGAGCGTATGTGCCGCCAGCGCGGCGTCCTGGCGTGGTCTGACGGATTGGGGAACTTGGTGATCGGCCGGGGCACCGTTGGCAAGCCGGTCGCCGCGCTGAAGCGGGGCAATAATGTAATGGCCGCCACGGCGCCCAACAACTTTGCCGCCCGTTTCTCCGAAATCATCGTGCGCGGCACCCGCGAGACGCCCGACAGCACGGACCCCACGGCCGGAAGCCAGGAACAAGGTGTGGCCAGGGACGCGGCGGTAAAGCGGTACCGCCCCAAGATCATGGTGCCCGAAACCCAAGGGGCCATCATCAACCTGAACGAACGAGCCGCGCATGAACAACGGGTGGCCCAGGGGAAAAGCCGTTGCGTATCAGTGACCGTATTGGGCTGGAGCCACGAAGGCGGCCTGTGGCGGCCTGGCCAGACCGTGGCTTTCAGCGACAGCCGGTTGCGGATCAACGGCAATTGGCTGGTGGCTAACGTCGCCTTCATCAAGAACGACGACGACGGCACGGTAACGAAGCTCAACCTCTATCCGCCGGGCGCGTTCGACCTCTTGGCTCAACCGGAGGATGAGTGATGCGCGCCCTGGTCAACATGGTCCTGACCGAAGTGGACAACCGCCTTGAATACCTGAAGAACCGGGTCAAGCTCGGCCTGGGCAAGGGCGTGCTGCACATGGTCAAGGATAGCGGCCCGTGCCAAACGGTTCAGGCCACCTTTCTGGTCGGCGAAACCCGCGACGGTATGGAACGCCCCCAGAATTACGGTTTTACCTCGCACCCGCTGCCCGGCATGCAGCCCTTCGCCGGGTTCTTCGGCGGCGACAGGTCCAACGGCTTCGTCATCGCCATGTGCGACCGCCAATTCCGCATCGAGCTGCTGAAAGGCGAAGTCGCCATGTATGACGACCTCGGCCAGAAGGTCCACCTGACCCGCACGGGCGTGGTGGTAAAGACCCCCCTGAACGCCACGCTGGAAGCTGACCGGAACGTGACCATCAAGGCCGGTAAAAAGCTGCGCCTGGAAGCCGAAGACATCGAGGCGCACGCCACCCGCTCCCGCTCTTGGGATGTGGCCGGTTTCGGCGAACGCTGGACGTGGATCGGCAGCACCGATTGGGAACACAAGACGTGGCAGACGGGAGCCGTCACCAGCTCCGCCCCCCTCTCCATCAAGCCGCCCGAGGGGCCTTAAAATGGACTTTCAAACCGCCTTCAACGGCCAGACCCTGACCGCCGATTGGGTGCTGGTCGGCGGCCTGCTGGGCCAAGAGGCCGGGCTGAACACCGCCATTGCCTTGTCGCTGTTCACCGACCGCCGGGCCGAGCCGGGCGACGTGCTGCCCGACGGCACCACCGACCGGCGCGGATGGTGGGGCGACGTGGTGCCGCCCGCCAACGCCCCCGACGACACGCCGTGGCGGTCTGGCTCGCGCCTGTGGCTATTGTCGCGCGAGAAGCAGACGGCCGAGACCGCCCGCCGCGCCGCGTTTTATTGCCGCGAAGCGCTGGAGTGGCTGACCCGCCTGGGCGTGGCAAGCCGCGTTGACGTGACCACCGAATGGCAGGCCACGGGCGTGCTGGGCATCACCATCACCGTAACCAAGGCCGCGAACGTGACCGAACGTTTCGGTTGGCTGTGGGCCGCCAACGATAATCTGGCCACGGCCTGGAAGGACATCGCCGCATGAGCTTCACCCGCCCGACCCTGGCCGAGCTGATCGACCGCGAACAGGCCGATTTCGAAAGCCGACTGCCTGGGGCCGATGCTCGGTTGCCCATGTCCAACCTGAACGTCATGGCCCGCGTGCACGCCGGGGCGCTGCATGGACTGTACGGTTTTCAGGACTGGATCAGCCGCCAAATCCCCTTCGACACCGCCGATTACGACATCTTGGTTCGGTGGGCGTCTATCTGGGAAATCGCCCCCAAGCCTAACAGCTTCGCCGTGGGCAATTTGGTGTTCACCGGCAACGACGAAACGCCCATTGATGAGGGCACCGAGGTGCAGCGTGCGGACGGCGTGGCCTATGTCACGACCGCCGCCGCCGTCGTGACCGGCACGACGGCCACTGTTCCGGCCGTCGCTAAGGTGGCCGGGACTGGCGGCAATGCGGAGGCCGGAACCAAGCTTAAGGTGGTCTCCACCATCGGCGGCGTGGCTACTGATTTGGTGGTGGGCGTTGGCGGCATGACCGGCGGCGCGGACACCGAAAGCCCCGCCGCCCTTTTGGCCCGATTTTTGGCCCTCATCCGCCAGGCGCCGCACGGTGGTGCAGCCCATGATTATGTGGCCTGGGCCTTGGAAGTCCCCGGCGTTACTCGCGCTTGGGTCAAGCCCGGTTGGGCGGGCGGCGGCACCGTGGGCATCATGTTCATGTGCGATGATGACGGCGGCGACGGCGACGGCATCCCCAGCGCCGAGAAGGTGGCCGAGGTGCAAGCCTATATCGACGCCCGCCGCCCCGTGACGGCCGAAGTGGTCGTGTTCGCACCGACGCCCAAGCCCATCGCCCCGGCCATCCTCGGCCTGAAGCCCAGCACCGACGCGGTGAAGGCGGCGGTGGTGGCCGAACTGAAAGACTTGTTGCGCCGCGAGGCGGAACCGGGAGGCGTCATCCTGGCCAGCCATATTCGCGAAGCCATCAGCCTAGCAGCCGGGGAAACCGACCATACCCTGACCAGCCCGACGGGCAACTTTATCCCGGCCGCCCACCAGATCGCCACCTTGGGCGTGCTGAGCTGGAGCTGACGACATGCGAGCGACACCCGAGCTTTACCTGTCCCAGCTTCAGGCCCTGCTTCCCACGGGCGCCGCCTGGCCACGCGAACCCGACACGGTGCTGACCAACGTTCTATTGGCCATGGCCGATGGCCTGGCCCGCGCCCACAACCGCGCCCTGGACCTGATCGAAGAAGCCGACCCGCGCACCTCGCTGGAACTTTTACCCGATTGGGAACGGGTGTGCGGCCTGCCCGATCCGTGCAGCGGCCCGGCGGCCACGATCGCCGAACGCCGCGCCCAGGTAGTGGCCCGCTTGACCGCAACAGGCGGCCAGTCACCGGCCTATTACGTCGTCCTGGCGGCGGCGCTGGGATTTGACATCACCATCACCGAGCGCCGCGCCCGGTTCCATGGCCGCCGCACCCACGGCACGCCCTATGGCGGCCGGGAAATGCAATTCATCTGGGAAGTGCATCTGCCGCCGGAAACCGTTTTCCGCCGCCGCCACGGGCGCGGCTTTCACGGCGAACCCTACGCAAGTTGGGGCGCCCAGTCGCTGATTTGCATGCTGGAGCGGCTGAAACCCGTCCACACCATCATCTGGTACGTCTAGGAGCAAAAGGACCATGGACTATCCCAAGAGCGACCCCCGCGTGGGGCTGCACAACGGAAAATTCACAGACGGCTCGGCCGATGGCACCATCAAGCCGTCGCTGGACCCTGCCGCTTGGGCCAACGCCGTGACCGACGAAATTTTGCACGTCATCCGGGCGGGAGACATCGCGCCGGATGAAGGCGACGTCGGCCAGATGGCGCAATCCATCATGTCGATGATCGCCGCCAAGATCCCCAATATGGCGGTCTATCTGCGCAAGGACACCAGCACAGTGCTGGAGGCTGGGTTTTGGACCGAGGCGGTCCCGTTGGTCCTCGTCGGTGGCACCGTCACGCCCGATCTGGCGGCGGGTAATGTGTTTACGGCGACCGCCACCACCAATCTGACCTTGGCCTTTCCGGCCGGTCTGGCGGGCCGGGCGGGCATGATGCTGGTGGTGATCACCCAGGACGCCACCGGCGGCCGCACCCTGACCCTTGCCCCCGGCTACAGGGTGGCGGGCGGGTCGTGGTCCACCACCGCCGGGGCCGTCAATCTGCTGTGGGTCACCTCGGACGGGTCTGGGGCCGCGCTCGATGTCGTCATCAGCCAGCGGGGGGCCTGATCCATGCTGCCCTTCATGGCCCAACCAGCGGTAGCCCCGGCCTGCTATGTGCCGCGTTCCGGGAGCGCCATCGGGCAATCGCAGTTGTTCAGGGGGGCGCAGTATCTGACCCGCGCCCAGGTATTGGGCAGCCCCGGCGTGTGGTGGGCATCCATGTGGGTGCAGCCCTGCGCCGCCGCCAACCGTTGCCTTATTGGCGCGTACACTGCGCCAGGATCGCGTAGTCAGACCTTCCTTCGGTACGATGGTGGCGGGGGGATCCAGTATTACGAAGAGGTGTCCGGTGCTACCCGCGTCAACGTGGCGTGGAGTGGCTTTGTGTTTGACCACGCGCCCTACCATCTGCTGTTGGAGGTCAACACCGCCGCAGCCAAGGCGGAAGACCGCGTCAAGCTCTGGAAGAACGGCATATCTCTGGTCGGCGCGGGTTCTTTCCCGAGCCTGAACGCGGCCACCTTTTTTAACGGTGGCGGTACGGGCGCGGGAACCGTTGCGCTGGGGGTGCGTGGCGGGGGCTCCGCTATCACCTCTGCCCTACAAGAGTATCTGAGCGATATCTTGTCCGAGGTGATGTTTGGGGACGGCCCCGGACCCGGCGTTAGTGCCATCGGCGAGACCAACATCCATGGCGTCTGGGTGCCGCGCCCGCGCTCCGACATCTACGCAGCCATTGCGGCCGCCGGTGGCTGGGGCGTCAACGGGTGCCACCTGGATTTCTCCGACCCGCTTAATCCCGGCAAGGATGTGTCGGGTCGGGACAACCATTGGACCGCCAGCGGCTTCGACGCGACCGGCAAGGACACGGTGGCGAGCACGCCGACCAATGTCCATGCGACCTTCAGCCCTTTGGCGTTGCGCAGCACCAACGCGGTATCGTCAGGAAACCTTGAAGCCGGTGCGGGCGGCTACGAATCGATCGTCCTGACGTCCATCCCGCTGCCTGACGTCGGGAGGTGGGAGGCGGAGGTCGAGATATTATCGACATACGCCATAATGCCGTGCATAGGCATCGCGCCCGCCACGGCGGATGTGTCCGGCAATCTCAGCATGGGCGGATCAGCCGGAAATGGGATGGGCCTTAACAACCATGGCAACTTGTTGCGCGATGGTGTGGCCGTCCTCAGCGGCGCGGGCGCACACTCCGTCGGAGATCGCGTGCGCGTGGTTTTCGATGGCCCGACGCGGAAAGTGTGGGTGCGCCGACTCAGTGGTGGATGGATCGGGGGCGGCGACCCGGTCGCCGGGACTGGCGGATTTGATGCTCCCTCTGGGGGCAAGCTCATGTTCGCAGTTAGCTGCGACGTGGCAGCACGCGTGCGCCTCTCCACCGCCTTTACACCGACTACGGGGTGCAAACTCTTCTGCACCGCTAATCTTCCCGAACCCGATATCAAGGACCCGTCCGAGGCGTTTACCCAGGCTGCCGCCACCGGCGCAAATATCCTGGCCGTGCTGGACGCGGCAACCGCCCATTGGAACACAGACGGCTGGGTCGAGATCATCAAGCGCCGGGACGCTGCCGAGGACTGGCGGGTGCGGACCAGCGATGATCCGTCTGCCTCTTGGGCGACCAACAACGCCAATGCCAAGGGTACGGCGGCGGCTCTGGCGGCGGGTGGCGCGTATATCGGCTATCGCCTCCGCGTGGGTGCCAAATACGGCATCTGGACCGCCGAGTTAGCGCACACCACCGGCACCGCCACCACGGTGACCCACGGCCTGGGCACCGCCCGCGCCGTGGTAATCGCCACCCGCGTCAGCGCCGGGGGTGGTGACCGCTACCTGCGTCACCCTGATCTGACCGCCGGGCAAGTGCTGCGGCTCAACAGCAACGCGGCCCCATCTGCTGACGCCACGATCACCGCATTTGAGGTCAACAGCTGCCAGATTGGCGCGACAGCTCCCAGCGGGGTGTATCGCGTCATCGTCCTGGCCGAGCGGTATGGATTCCTGGATATCGGGAAATACACGGGGACGTCTGCTGGCGGATTTTGGCCGACATCGACCGCCCCGGAGTGGGCGCTGATCCGGCGCATTGACGCGGCGGACAGCTTCTCGCTGTACGACCGGGCGCGTGAGCCATCCAATCCGATGACCCGTTGGTTACAGCCAAATTCCAGTGGCGGCGATTGGGAGCCGAATCCGGCGATGGCGATCGATTTGGTGGTTGGCGGCATCAAGGCCCGTGGCTCCAGCGTCCAGATCGCCGCCAGTGGCGGCCAATACATCACCGTCGCCATCGGTCGTCCCATCGGCGGCGTCTGCGTCGCCCCAGCCACAGCGAGGTAACCATGTTCGATCTTGCCATCACCCAGGGCGATTCCTTTGTCTCCTACACCCGTAACGCCAAGGCCATTGATCTGCCCGATGGCACCACCGTGCTGGGGCCGCTATCGCATCTGCCGCACCACGCGGGCGACTACACCATCCGCGCTGTCGTGCTGTCCGGGGTCGAGCCAGGACCGCTGGAGATCGGCGGCACCGCGCCGCCTGTCGTCGACGGCGACGTGGTAGTGATCCGGCGCACGGTGACCCCGCTGGGGGCAGAGCAGATCGCCGCGATCGAGGCAGTGGCAGTGCAATCCGCCTGGTCCGCTTTACGCGCCGAGCGCGATAACCGCTTGCTCGGAGCTACCGCTGTGCTGGACCGCCACCGCAATCAGCGTGATTTCGGCCTGCCAACGACCCTGACAGATGCCCAAGCCACCGCCTGGGCGACTTACGCACAAGCGCTACGCGACTTGCCCGAGGTCACCACCGACCCGGCGGCTCCGATTTGGCCGGTTGATCCTGAAACAGCCCAGGAGGCCCCCTAGTCCCCTAACGCAAAACCCTCTGTAACAGTCCGTAAATGGACATTACAGAGGGCTTTCTTCTGTCTAAAACCAAGCGCAAAATCGTCCAAAATCGCGCGCGCCGCTACACCCCGTTTGAGAAATCGGCGGGGGCAAGCTGTCGTTTTCGAGGGGGAAGAGCAAACGGCTTGGCGTGCCGTGCGAAACGCATGCGCAATGACCTGCCGGACAACCAGCAAGGCTTTGAAAACACGATGATTTGCGGAACAAGCGGTGCTTGGCGTCCCGGAAGGGATTCGAACCCCTGACCTACGGTTTAGGAAACCGTTGCTCTATCCTGCTGAGCTACCGGGACGCGAGCGCTTTGAGAGCGCGGGGGTTATAGCATTATCGCCAGGGAGGACGGAAGCCCCGATCGGACGGGATACGCCCCGGCGCTGTCATGGTTTGACGCTTGCGCGCCAGGACGGGTGCGGGCATAGTCCGCGGTCCACCGATGCCAACGAAAGGTATAGAGCATGAGCGGTTGGCGCACCCATGACGGTCAACACTCTGACCGACAGCCGATCAAACGGTCGAAGGACGAAAAGCTGCGCCTGTTGCAGCGTTTGAAAGAAGAACAGACGGCGTTCAAGCCGTGGGCGGCCGCTTCGGTCAAAGCCGCCCTGTCCAAGCGCATTGCCGATCTCGAATTCGAGTTGGCCGCCTCGCGCTAA